TAGGACACCGAGGAGCTCCAAGCATCTCCATTGAGAATAGGAGCGTCTGGGCGGTGCTCGACCCAGACCTGTGAGTCTGCGTCGTTGGACAGGTAGAAGCCGTCGTCGACGGACTCGAAATCCTTCTGTATTGCATTGGTGCTGGCGAGTGGATCCCTAGACCATATTCCGATCAGCTGTCCAACGTTGGCTGGCAGGATAACCTTGCGCCTGTCTCCGACGTTGTCGGCAGGGCACATGGTGTACCTCTTGAGGTCGGGCCAATCATTAGACTCCCATATCTTTTGAAGCCGGCGGCTGGCGAAGTCCCTTACCATCGCAAACCTGTCCGGCGTGGTCAGGTTGCGGTCAAGCCCGCAGAACTGCAGGGCGGAAAACAGTATCTCGCTGAAATTGGCGGTGCGCATCAGTATCCCTGAAGGGTCTCGTCATTGAAAGCTCCGGCTTGATAGAGCTTTTGGTACATCTCGTTGAAATCGGCGTCGGTCATGTCGGCGAAATCAGGCCCATAGAAGCCCCTTTTGGGCGCCGGCGTGGTCGGCATCATAGGGCCGGGGCCGCGCTGAAACTCAGGCGGGAACATGCCGCCCTGCATCTGGTTGAATTCTGGGTACTGCCTGAAGGGCGGCTGGGGCATTGCCCCAAACCCCATCGATGCCATCTGTTGAGGGCCGGGCCTAGGCATTTGCGGCATCTGATTGGCCATGCCCATGCGAGACATAGACTCGGCATTGAAGCCAGCCGCCTGCTGGTACTGCATGTGATCACGCGGAGTCGCCTGCTGGGATTGCATGCGCATCCTCTCCTGCTGTTGGGCGATCATCTGATCCGCGCTCAGCGGGCCCGGAGTGCGGGTGTAGTTGTAGTTTATCGGCGACGGAGGAGTCGGCGGCTTGGGAGGCATGTTGCGCCTTTGATAGTCTTGTTGCATGTAATTTAAGGTTTTAGGCCCCCTCGAAGCCTCCATATGGAAGATATCCCTTACCGCGCGGCCTGTCTGGTAAAACAATGCCGTCACCAGCTTCCATTTCCACTACGGGATCAAAATTTGGATCCATCAGATCTGAAAGGCGCTTGTGCTCTCTCATGAAGGTTTTGCCCATATGGCCATACCTCCATCCATATGCATGCAGGAATGCGTCGACGTAGCTAGCAAAACTGCCCGGCTCAGGAGCCAGCCTTTTGATCTTTTCCGCTTTGATCTCCTTTCGCATGGCGTCCAGCGCCAGCTCTTGGTCCATATCAAGCCCTCCTCTGTGGTAATTTGCTCCCAATTCACGGCTATCGCCGTATGAAAAAGGTTCGCCGGGAAGACGCCTCCACATTCCTTCGTCTATCTTCCTTCTTTCTTCAAGCACCATGGCCCTTGATATGTTCTCAGGATACTCATTGGGCGCTTGGAGATGATTGCCGTAAAGGCCAAGTTTGGCCTTGGGTCCATCTCCCTTGAGTATGTCTTTGTAGTAGTCGTCTTCCATGGTCAGAACGGAAGACCCGGGGTTACGATCTGCGTCTTGGAGACTGTGTTCACCCTGAACTCAGGGTTTTCCTGTAGCACCCGGTTGAGGAACTTCTTGTCGTTCCAAATGCCGTGTCCGAAAAGGAACTTCATGTGCTGGTAGAACTCGATCGGTATTCGGGCCCGCATCTGGCCAAGGCCCTCAGAAAATTGGTGCTCATCCTTATTGGTCTCCGCGATGAGCTTTCGGGCTGCCTCAGATTGGACCTTACGGAGGTTCCACCCGGTACGAAACTCCTCAAGCATGGGCTTGAGAAGCTCGTCCGGTATGGACTCATGGAGTGCTGGCAGATCACCCATGACCTCGATTGATTAGGCGTCGTTAGCCTTGTAGTCGAACATGCCGAAGCACAGGGGGCTCTGAACGACCAGAGCCGCCATGGCTTCCATCATGCGACGAGGGCCACCGCCGTTTTCAGTCAGCTCGCGGACCTGAGCGATGTTTCCGCCGTAGCGGATCTCGAGGTATTCCCACGGGATGATGAAGCCCTTGGTCTTGGCGTTCTGCGCGTGAAGGTTCACGTGCTTCTTGGCCAAGGCCTCGGTGGCGTACTTCGCGTTGTTCGTGCCGGCCGTGATGGTCGGGGTGTCGCCGGACCAAGTGACCTTGTTGTCGACGATGTTAGAAGCGATGCTGGTGTCGCCGTCATACACGTGCCATTCGCCGTCGGCGTCGCCTTCGACGAACTTGATGGTGTAGGGATTGACGCCGGCATGCAGGAACTGCGACGGGATCAGGGACAGGCGGCCGAAGTCACCCTCGAAGACGTCCACGGAAGCCTTGATGGTATCCGCGTTGGCGTCACGATTGTTCGTGATGTTAGCCTGCAGTCCGGAGGCCGGAGCGCGCTGGGTGTACACGAGGTTCGTGAACTGCCTCTTGAGGGAGGTGCCGACGACGGCTTCGTGGGAACGGAACTGTCCGGTCTGCTCGTAGACCGAGGTCATAACGTCCTGAACGTCGTTCTCGGAGAGATTATCGACAGTCAGTCCGGTGCCGACGATGGAGGTCGCCGGGGTGAGGAAGTTCTCGTTGATCTTGCGGATCTCCTGCCTGTAGTTGCCAGCGGTCGAGTTGGTATTCTGGATACCATACTTGGTCTGGGTGTTGTACTCGGCGGAAGCCAGCTCGGGCTTGATCCAAGCCGTGAGGCATCGGGTGCGGTACGGGATGGTTCCGTTGTCGAACGCAGGAAGGATATCGGACGTGAAGGTGAGCTCCATGGAGCGCTTCAGGTCGATGGTGGCCTTCGAGAGCTGACGAGAGAGCTCATCCTTAACGCCGGCGATGTTCAGGATATCCTGCGTCAGGTTGGAGACGTGGACAGACCTACGGAACATGTGGATGTTGTTTTCAACTTCCGTTCGGTAGTTCTTGGTGTATTCCTTGAACTCAGGGTTGGTGGCCGGAGAGGTCGGGTTGACGTCGGCGCCGTCAAGGATGCCGAGTTCAATCGAGGGTTCCGGGTTGCGGTCGACCTGCCAGCGGAAGGTCGTGTTGCCGGGCTTGGAGCCACGCTTAGCCATCGAGGAGATGGGCGTGTCCTTAGCGTCGACATTGAGGATCAGGTCCGAGAGTTCTTCACGGATACCGATACGTGCGCCGGGGAGGGGGCGCTGATTTTGAAACTCCCGTTCATAGAGCGAGGCCATGGTCTTTTGGGTTTAGACGAACTTGTTTTTGAACACGTTAGCCAGATCGTCCATAGATCCCGTCTTGCGGTAACGCTCCATGCTTATAGCGCCTTCCATCTTGCTTTCGCCGGTTGATTGGCGGGCAGGGGCGGATGACGATACGGATGGTTGCATCGGAACACGCGCAGGTTGCTGTTTGGCTTTAGCCTTTTGAGCTTGGTAGCTCGTGAGGCCGTTGACCATATGCGCCGCATATAGCTCGTAGTCAGGGAAACGCTTGATCTCAGGGACCGCGTTGATGAAGGCCTTGGCCTTTATCGTGCGCTCATCTGTGGGATCGTTAAGCCAAGAGAATTCGCTCGAGGCGACCTTCTTGACGTTTTCTCGCGTTTCCAGATACTGAGCATGACGCGGAAGGTGTTCTTCCATGGCTTGGAGAGCCTTGACCTTAGCCTTGGCGATATTCTCCTTCGTCACGGGTTCACCTTGCTCTGGGTAGTATCCGTCCGGGTAGCGCTCGCAGAATAGACGTATCTGTCGCTGTTTATCAAACTCGGCCTGTATATCGGACGCGCTATTGAGGTGCTCGTATGGATTTTGAGCAACCGGCGCGGCGACGGCCTTGGATCGCTTGAGTTCGGCGACTTCCTGTTCTAACTGCTGGGCCCTTTCCTCGGCTTCCCGCCTTAGGGCAGTAAGTTTGTCCAGACGCTTCTGCATGCCTTTGGTGGGGCGTTCAGAGTTCTGGGACTGTACTTCTACTTCTTCGGCTTCTGTGGTTGCCTCCGGCGTTGCCGCCTCGGGCGCTTCCGACGACTCCACGTCGGTGGTTTGTTCCGTCTGGCCGGCAGACAGTATCCGGGAGAAGAAATCTTCCGGACTTTGATTATTGCTGGGTTCGGCCTGTCCAGCATTTGGCATGGGGGGATTAGACTCGTTCCCAAGTTCGAGCTCAGCTTGTGGCTGTTGGTCGTTTTCCATATAGATGGAGATCAGCGTTTAACGTCCGCAGAGACGTAAGTAGAAATGGCTTTCACGCGTGGCTAAGCAAGATGCGCTGTTACTGAGGTCCGGTTTGAGCCGTATTGGATTTAAGCGCGGTGTCCCTGTGGTCCTGCAAATGAACCAGAATGTCGTTGAGCGCATCCAGCCTTCCGGCCGAATGAACCCTAGCTTCTCCGGTCGTTCCGGCGGCCATGACCCTTCCCATTTCGACTTGTAGGCCTTGGTCGATAACCACGAGCACGGCCTTGAACAGCTCGACGCTGTTCGGGTCCGTCGCCGAGAATGACTTTCTTATCCAGCTTGCTTGGTCGTTCATAGGTTAGATTTGCATGCCCATCGGTCCGGGCATCGACGGGGGCTCTTGCGGGGCTTGCGCCTGAGCTTCTTGGGCTTCTTGTGCGGCCTCCCCGAACTCCTTTTGGATCTGCTCGGTAGCCGGCGAAACGCCGACCCTGCCGATCTGCTTGTTCTTTTCCTGATCGATCGAGAACTGAAGCTGTTTCATGTAGTTCTCTAGGAGTATCTGGAAGATGCGATCGCCCTGCGCGGCCTGCTGTGCCTTCGGGTTCTTTGCCAAGATATCCTGAGCAAACTGAAGCTTCGATCCGGCCTGAGGGTCGTTTTCGACGTACTGAGCTTCGTTGCCGAGCATCATAAGGGCTATGTCGTTGGTGACGTCCTTGTACAGCTTCTGGGATGCGGTGGCCTTGTCTATGACGAGCTCTCGCGCGGCATCCGGGCTGATGGACTCGATGACGAGCTTCACGAGCTTGTCCCGGTCGATGACGCCTGAAACGTCCAGAGGAACGACAGTCTCGATGATGGACTTGAGCTTCTCCCTGACGAATTCCGGGTCAGCGTCGCGCACGTCGAACCTGACGTTCAGGTCATATTGCGAGTGAATGTCCGACATTCCCTGCTTGAGCGGAGACCCGGTGATGCGGATTATCTCCTCTTCCGGCATGAATTGCAGGCAAAGCGAGAACATCTGGGTGTAGGCCCTAGTCCAGAACATGAGCCAATTGTCCACGCGGAGCTGTTGGATCATCTGGATCTTGGTCGGGTCGATGGGCTTTTCGCCGACTTGGAAGCCGAAATAATTGCCTAGGTTCTTTTCGATCTGCTCGATGACTTGGAAGGCGTATTCTGCCCTGCCTGCCGGGGGCTCGAGCCAAGTGTAGTCATCCTTATTGGTCACGGGAAGCACCTGACCGGGAGCTATCCGGTTGAGCGCTCCGATGCGCTTGACTACCTTGACAGGCGGAAGCACCTCGATAGCAGTCCTATCCCTTATCGCATCATGCTGGGCCTTGACCTCATCCTGCTCCGTCTTGCACAGCTCGGGGATACCCCTCGACTCTGTTACCTGTCGGCGGCTACGCTCGTATCGTATGTCGATGAAGGGATAGTCGTTATGTGCGTAGTTCAGCATCTCCTGCTTTCCGTAAAGCTCTGATCCGACCTGCGGGCAGAAAACAGTATAATAGATCGCCGGCACGTTGTCCTTGTCCAGCTGTCGGTAGTATGCCCAGACGAGCTCTATCAGGTTGTCGCCGCGCTGGATGTTCGAGTTGAGCATCGTCGTGGTCGGAACAAGGTTCGGATCGTTGAAGTAGTAA